AAATCTGATGGGTTAGGAAGACCAATCCACGCATAATAACTGTTCGTAGTTGAAGCTATCCCCGCTACAAAATTCTCAGAGTTTAATATTCGCAGTTGATCAGTTATAATTGCTGACATTTTATCAATAACTTTTTGTTTTTATTTATATTAGGTAAAGGACTCTTTTAAATCCCTTGTTCTAATGAAGACTGGCCCAGTTTTAATTCCTGTGACTCCATTATTAGTAATCGCTGTAAACGAACCAGTTCCCTCCTTAACGAAGTCGTGTAAACGACCCCAAGAAAACTTACCGTAGTAAAGAGGACTAATACCACCACCACCAGTATCACTGACATATGGATTTATAACAGTAACTGTGACACCAACACCAGTAGTTAGTGATTGAGTTGTTCCGACACCAACAGGTCTGACAATACCCTCAAGGTTATCAACACTCACGGTCACTCTTCTAAGAGTGGTGTTACCAACTCCAGTTGATAGTAGAGCAGGCCCAGTTATGTTTTTAGCACTATGCACTTTGTATATATTATCTATATGAATTGTTCCAGCTCCTACGACTCCATTGTCATTTCCAATTGCACTTTCATATGAAGTAACTCCATTACCAACATTTGTTTCAAATGCGGTAAAGTAATATCCTGATTGAATACCACTTACAGCAACAGCAGATCCCATAACTGATGCATCACGAAGAATAGATGTGTCTGGAATATACAAATCAAGTTGTAACGCTGTTCCAATTCCAGCGACTGCTGTTGTAGCAATTCCAACTATATCTCCAAAATCACCATCATATTTAATACTGGTTATCGTATCTTGAGTCACAGACTCTGGTTCAATCATGACTAGAGGTGGATTAGTATTCGTATATCCAGCACCAGCATTTCTTACCGTAATTGAATTTACAGTTCCAACACCAGATATAGCTGCTGTTGCAGTCGCATTTGTTGATGTTGTTCCAATACCAGCAGTCACTGTTCCAATTCCAGCGGTTACACCGATAGAAACATGTGGAGGACGAGTAAATCCTGATCCACCATCAGAGATGTTAATTCTAGATATTGACCCATCTCCATCAACAAGAGCAGTTGCAGCAGCACCTGTTTTAGTTGTGCGATCAAGAATTAAAATACTTTGTTTAGTTTCACCGAGATCATCAATCTGATTGAATAATGGAACTGATGTATCTACGAATATTTCAGTTGAACCAGCAGACACGCTCTTAAGTAAATACGCAGTTGGTCGAATGCCAGGTTCCAACTCAACTCTATCTTTACCTATTCCAATGTTATCTACAAATACATCTGATATTTGTTTTTTCCAAGTGACTGGTCTTTGAAGTGTTCTGACTGTAGTAATTCCAGCGTCAATATATGTGTTTGTTGTAACAGAATCTGAAGTGGTGATACCTGTAACTGTTCTTGGTTCTTGTTGAAATACATCATCTAAACCGATATCAGGATATTTGTTGATTGTTAGTTTATCACCTGTTTTAACAGTTTCCAAGATATCAACATCAACAACATCATGTTCAGAACCACGATAATAGTAAATTCTTACTTTATCATCAGCTTTTGGTGCCTCAGAGAATGTAACTTGCGATCCACCATTAAATACATAACTTTCTAAGGGAATTTGAAGAATATCATTTAAGAATATTAAACAATTATATTCAACCTTTATTGGAGATCCTTTCGCAGCTCTTAATGTAATTAATGTCTCAGCAGCACCAATTGTTTTAGTTAAGTTAAATGATTTTCTGTTTCCATCAAACTGATCTTCAAAACTGTTTAATTTTTCTAATTCACCAAAAGTAAATCCAGCAAAACTATCATTAAATGTATCAAGAACAGTCAACTCAAAATCTTGAACTACCTTGTTTGCATCTGTTAGGATACCAGCTTGACCACCTTCCTCTATTGTTAGAACATCACCAATTCTGTAGTTATATCCAAAGTTTGTAATTTCAAAACTTATAATACTTGATGCAGCACCAACACGAACTGATACAGATGCACCAATACCTGTGGAACTACCAACTAGTCTCATATTTTCATAGTTAAGTGGTTTCTCAAATTCAAGAGTTGGTGGAGATAATTGACTAAATCCACTTCCGCCACCGTTAGTGATAGTTACAGATGTCACTAATCCAGCAGATACATTCGCCTTACCTATGGTTACGATACCAGAACTTCCACGAGCTCTGACAAGAATATTTGTTTGCAATCCAACTCGATAACCAGAACCACTGTTTCCAATTGATACAGATGTAACAGTTCCAGCGGAAGATACAATCGCAGTTCCGCCAGCAGCTACTAATGGTTGATATCCAAAGTTTGTAGTCTCACCAACAGAAACAATAATACCACCTCTAGGCACTGATGATACGTTCACATCATAGTTATTTGTAACCCCAACACCTGTGAAACTTACAGATGTAATACCAGCAGTTTCAACTATGTTATAGTCATCGCCTGGATTTTGGAATATCTCATTTAGAAGAATTGCACCTGTATTTGTTGCGAATCCAGTTACATTCTGTTTATTAGATTTAAGAGTAAAGTTAGTTGCGATACCTGTAAACTGATCTTCAACAGTATCAAATACAAAGTTATTAGAATATGTTTCTTGAGTTCCGCCAGGAACACCAGTGTGTGTAAAGACACGTCCAACAAAAGTAGATGTAGTTGTTAGACCAGAAGGGCCTTTTTCACCTTTTGGTGGATCTGTAAAGTTGATCGTATCTTTAACTATTTGATAATTACCTAAGAACTTAATGACGGTATCACCAGCACTATGATTTGCCAATGCAGAGTTTAATTGACCTCTTCTCACAAGCATTCTGTTCGTAGATCCAATACCAACAGTGTCAATCTTCATAAATTCATTATTAACTTTAATAACATCACCTGAGAAGAATGATGATATACCAGTTAGTGTAACAAAATCGGTGGTTGTCTCTGCATCAAAAGAAAGTTTTGATTCGATAGGTGACTGTATAACAGGACTTTGAATATTATTATCAAGAGTAACTAACACCTTAGAGTTAAGGTTAGTTGAGGTAAATGATTGAGTGGTTCCAACACCAACAGACGTAATATCAAGAACTTTAGGAACAGTTTGAAGTGCCTCGGTTGCTGTTCTTGCAACTTTAAATTTATTCTCTGCAATCTTGACTGCGAACACTGTAGATGGCATTTTAGTGGTAACACCAATTCCACTGATTGCCGTTGCTGCAATTCCAATGTTCATTGTTGTTCCAGAACCAATTGGATTGTATGTTATTTCTTCACCAGTTTGGAAGAAATGATTATTAACTATAAATGTATTATTTGTTACATCTACTACTGATGCGTCCTCTGAATCGAATGTTTTATGGAATATTGCATCACCTGTATTTTTTAAGTTGAATGAGAATTTAATATCATTATCGGTTCCAGTATATGATCCCTCAGATGATTTTAATCTAGAGTCTGTAAATGTAACTAAACCAACACCACCTGTTCCAGTTTCATTAAAGTTATATTGAAGAACTTTTGTTGTAATCGCTGTGTTTGCTGGAGGAGTTAAACGAAGTTCAATATCACCACCAGTTGCAGATGAATAACCAACGCCAACAGTTCCAATACCAGAGAAACTAGTGACATTAGGAGAGAAATTATCCATGTAACCAAACTCTGTGAAGTAAGGAGTAATTGTGTCATGGATTGCAGTTACTTGAGTGACAGCATATCGATCATTTGTTGTATCATGTATTTCAATTAACGCATCAAAGGCAGAATAAGTATTCGAGTTAATTCCACTAATTCTTGTTGGTTGTGGAGTTCCTGTTGCTGCAATATTCGTGGTTGTTGTTAATACCTCAGTGAGTGATATTGTTGTACTTCCGATTCCAGTTGCAGTTCCACCAATCGCCACTTGATGAACTCTCATTGTCACACCAATACCAGTCTCAGGTGTGAAGTAAACACTAGTGATGCCAGATCTTACATCTGCACCGAATGTTCCAAGTCCTACACTTGGAGAATCAGTTGCCGAGAGGTTATCATTTGTCATCTGTGCATAATCTAAGAGATATACTTCCTCACTATCATTCAATACAACTAACTCATTCAACTGAGTTCTCTCTTGACCACCTAGTTCTTGTGTTTGTATGAATAGTTTACTTGTAGTAATTGCAGTTGTTCCAAATCCCACAACTTGTACAGGGGATGGATCTGTAGATCCAATGCCAGATGCAGTAGAAATAATATTATATCCTGTTCCTACTGATAATGTACTGATTCCAGTTTGAGTATTTTTGAATGTTTCAATTGCAAATAACCTTAATGCGTAGTTGTTAAACTTTGATTTTGCTGGTAAAAATCTTAAACTGCCATTAACTCCTGATACTGAAAAGTCAAAATCACCAAGATCAATCGCTGTTTCTACACGACCAAACTTCATCATATAACCAGTTGATCCATCGTGTAATAGGTTAACCTGAATTATTTCTTTCTCACCTGAAAATCTGGTATCAAAGAGTAATACATAGAACTTAACTCCATCAACATCATTTATGTTGAAACTGAATACATCTGAAAACGCAGTAGCACGAGGTAGATCGTTAAATTCAGAACTTATACTATCAATTGGAATTACTCTATTAGTTCTTGATTCAATGTAATCTGTAAGAATTTTATTAGAAAAATTAATCTCATCCGATGCAAATAATCCGCCAATATTTTTTGAGTTCTCTGTAACTAAGTCAAAATCATATGTTTTATGTAACGACTCATCTTCACTAATTAAGTCAGAAACAACTACAGCGACAGCAGAACTAACACCAACAGAGGCGTTTCTACGATTTTTATCATCAGTGGATGCAACAGATACTATGCTAACGTCAGCAAAGTTTTTAAATCCTACAACATGATTTAAACTATTAACAGGATCTTTCCAAGTCTCATATTGAATTGGACTACTTAAAGAATATGAGAAGTTTTGATAGTAATCACTATCTTGTATTTTTTGCAATTCGGTGTTTAATTTACCAGTTTCTCTTCTAAATCCACTTGCAACCTCTGAATTTGAATCAATTTCATAAGTTGATTCAAAGGAGTTTGTTTGTGTGATAAATGCGATAGATTTAGATGAGCGCCCATTGACTGACTCTCCAACTTTAAAATTATCGTTAGAAAGAACTTTAAGATACTTATTGTTCTCATTCCATGCAACAACAGTTCCAACCTTATCACCAGTGCTTACAACTTCACCTTCACTAAATTGATTTGGTTTAATTCCTATATCAAATGTAGCAACATCCGCAAAAGGTATTACTCTACCAGAAGAGGATGGGCCACTAAAGATGCCTGGATTTGTAACTGATGAATCTAAATTATATGATACAGAAGCATTTCCTCCGCCTGGGTTTGTATTTACACCAGTGATCACAAAGGGTTCGTAACTGTAATCTGATGAGTTAAAACCACTGCCTGTTGATCCAATTCCTATATTTTCAACATAAAGTTTTTCACCTAGAGTAAATGGATATGTAGTTGAATTATATGTGCCTTCAAGAGTTAAGGTTACAACAGGTGCAGTGTAGGATAGATTCTTAACTTTAATACCATTAGTATTATTAGTTGCAACAATTTTTGGATTTGTATCATACAAAGAGTTAGTATTTCTAAGTATGGTTACTTTAGAAACAGATGTTCCTTGTAATTCTGAAACTGTAACAATATCTGTGTTTACCTGGCCAGTAACACGATCAATAACAACTATTCTTGGAGGTTCTAAGTAATTTTTACCACCAGAACTTATACCAATATTAGCTATGGTTGATAATCTATCTAATCTTAATATTTGTGGTAATTGAACTGATGGTTGGATTGTTTTATCAGCAGAATAATCAAATCCAATATTTTTAGTTGTGTATCTCTTTAAGACACCAATTTCTTTACTGTTAAATCTAACAATTCCACCAACACCCTCAGTTGATGCAATTGAAGTAACAACAGGTATTGTTCTATAATTCCTACCCTTTGAAGTAAATTTAACTTTACTAATTGGGCCAGACGCAGTTGTGGATGAGGTTGAATATTTTAAAGTTACTGCTTCATTTTTTGTATATCCATCTTTCTCTGGTTGTTTTGGAAGATTAAAAGTAAATGTTGTGCTTCCGATTCCAGTTATATTATAAGTTCCATTATATACACTTTCAGATATTTTTAAACTAGAAAAATTATTTACATCCGTATCAACAATAGGATTTCTTTTTGTGTCAGCGTCAATATTTAGATTAACTGGAGTTAATCTATAGAATAATTCTTTTGGAGTATTTGATGTTAATGAAAGATCAATTCTAGCAGTAGTTGTAACTCCCACTGTTCCAACACCAATAACTTGGAATCCATCATCATCAGGATTATTATAATATGGGTTTGTAAAATTAGAGTCTCTGAATAAGTTAAAATCAAATACTTGAGTTTTCTTTCCAGATACCTCTTGTGTAAGAGATGTATCAGATACTGCAAATCCAACTTTATATCCTCTTACTAGATTGATTGGTGGATTGATTAAAGAAATAGTATGATCATCACCATCATTTGTGATTGTGATTGTTTCTGGAATTAGTTTCTTAGATTTAAAACTAGTTTCACTTAACTTAAATGAATTATCATCTATTCTAACAACAAAATAAACATCGCCGTTAACCAGTGGTGTGGCTGAATCAGTTGATCTGTATAAAACTTTGTCACCAGTTTTGAATCCATGACCGTTTAAAGTAATCACAGATGTAGTTGTGCTTACGTTTGAAGCACCAAAAGATTTTGGATTTATAATTGTTCTTTTACTTATGTCGTCATATTGAACATTATATGAGGTTGTTATTCCAGGCGTTAAAGATATTGATATGGAATCATTCTGTAATAAATTATGATTTTCCTTACAAATGACTGTTCCTACAATTTTCTCAACAAAACCAGTAATTTCTTCTTTTTGTGGTGTGAAACTATGTTTTACACCAACGCCCTGATTAATAAAGAAGAGTTGATAAGCTGTAGATCCGATACCAGCTACTGATCCTGTAGATCCAATACCTAATGGATTAGTTGATATTCCTAAGAAATCTCTACCCAAATTAATAGCAAAAACAGGAGAGTTATCTGAAAGAGTAAATGTCGAAATTGTATCATTAACTCTTAATGATACTCCACCACCATTTGAATATATTAATTTTTCTCCTGTTGTAAATCCATGTTCTGGCAGATAAATTTGTTGAGTGCGAACAAAAATAGAACTTATACCACTTCTTGATCTTCCTGATCTTCCGCCAGCGACACCAAATGTATATACAACAGTATTACCAACTCCAACTCCAGATGTGCCACCAACTGAAACACTTTCAGATGGATTAAAGTAACGTGGAATATTGACGTTTGTTATGACATTAGTGTTTATTCCAATATTAAAATTAATTGCTCTATTCAAAGAGGTAACAACATTTCCAGCACTATGAGCTGTACCAAGAATTCCATCAAACTCTCTCTGAACTTTTACTTTTCCGTTTACATTATCAACATCTAGAACTAACATTCTTTCTGTTGATATGCCTAAAATATCATTTGAATTAATATTTCGAGGAGACAAATCACCAGCTAAATCAATGCTAGTGACGATTCCTGTAACACCTGTAGTTCCAACACCAACATTTAAAAGAAATCTTGATGTACTGAATCCGATTCTATGTTGACCATCGAGTCTTCTAAGAGTATCTGTAGATAATCCAGATACGTTAATAACATCTCCAACTAATAAACTATGAGGTTGTGATGAAAGACCTATAACGTTTCCAGTTCTATTATCATAACTAAAGACAATATTTTCAATTTTTACTACTGTGGATGCAATTGATACTATTTCTTTTCCATCGATCACTGATATTTTAGCAGATAAACCACTACCATCATCTAAATTATTAATATTTAATTTTTCATTAACTTTATATCCAGATCCAGCACTTTCTATTTCATACTCATTGATTTTGCCAGGCGAAGCAAAGTTGACCTCTATTTCTTGTAAAACTTTTTTACGACTATCAAATATTCCCTCATAATCCGATCCGCCTGCATCAAGTTTATATGGATTGGTATTTCTTTTCAACCCTAAAGTGTTTAGATCAATATTTTGGTTATTAGTTTCAGTAAAGTTCCAATCATCTGGTCTTGCAGTATAATTTTCACCAATCAGATATGGGAAAACTGGAGATCGGAAATTCTTAAATGTTCCGCTAGTTTCATTTTCATTAGGATTGATTGTTGCAAAATAAGCGTATGTTCCCTTTGGATAATCTGGTGTGATACAATATCTACCATTATTTTCATCTAAATCTCCATTTCCAAGATACTCATAATCATCTGTAAAAAATCCAAGTGGGAAAGTAGATATTGGAGGCCCATTTTCTCTTGATGTTTTAAGAGAATAACCAGATATCATAACTCTTACAATACCACCATCTTTACGATCATATCCGTATGGGCCATAAATTGGATTACCATCATAAGCCCATCCAAGAATAGGTGAATGATTTAAAGATACTTGTTCTGCGTTGTTTAATATATTCAAATCATTTGAACTATAATCAATAGTGCCATCACTGTTTTTTGATTTAAGTATCTTTCTTAATCCTCTTGGTGCATAGAATGATGTAAATTTAATTCCCTCATCATTATCACCACGAATTAAGAATCCATCATCTCCATAAAATATATCCTCATATCTTTTAACATTATTAACAGACCAAGATCTAATTTTTGGTAAAAATACAGCACCAGTGCCAGGCAAATTCTCTTGAACGGCAACCAAAGACGTGGTATATCCAACTCCACCATTTTTAACTGTAACTGAGTCAACACTTCCATTGTTAATTGATGATACTAATTTTGCACCTACACCATCTCCTAAAATTGTCAAATCTGGAGTAGATGTATATTCGCCACCAGATCGAGTTACAATTACGGATTGTATTTTTCCGTTTGTAACAATAGCCTTATACTCTGATGAGGAACCAGCAGAAACCCTTACAATTGGAGGAATACTGAAATTAAACGTTGTGGATGCACCATAACCTATTCCAGACTTTTCAACGTTTACAGAGGTAATAGAACCTCTTACAATAGGATTTATGATTGCATTATAGTCTTCACCCTCACCACCAGATGTATTAATACCTATAACACCTTTCACTGAAACTTGAATTGGTGGATAGTTAAATATGTGTTCCCCTGATCCAACAGATGTGAGTCCTACAAATTGTTTAGTCAAATAATTTGCGTTTGATAAAGTAGTTCCAATACCAGCAGATGCTAATCTAAATTGACTATCATTTATTTTTAAAACATAATAATCTTGATCAGTGTCTAAACCACCAATTGTTAATCCAATTCCTGAGTGTGAATAACGAATTAACTCACCATCTTCAAATCCATGATTTGTATATTCAATAAAATCAGAAAAAGTGTTAATACCAGTAGTGGGGATTAATCTTCTTTTATTTTCATAACCTTCGCCAGGGTTTTCAACGATAATATCACCTAAAATTAATTTCTTGTTTAAACTTTGAAATCTCTGAGATCCATCAGCAAAACCTGTAATATTAATTAAATTTGATTGTGTTAAGGCATCATTCTTTGTATTTGCTAATTTGATTGTACTTGCGTTTACTCTTGAAACAAAATATATTGACTCATCTACAAGTCTCTGATCTGGATTATTTTGAATAGCAGTTGTCGTAATACCAGCACTTGCGATTCCAATTGCACCAGTATTGAATGTTTTATAGATTATAGCTTCTCCGTCACGGAACTTATGAAAAGTTCCAAAACCGATTGTGTTTTCTGATATATTAATTGCGTTACCAGTCGAAGATGCATCAAAATCAATAAAGTGATCTATTTGTCTTAATCTGGATCTTAAAATAGCATTTCTTCCATTACCACCAGTGATTTCAATGACAGGAGGTTCAGTATAATCAAAGCCTGGATCTACAATATCTACTCTTTCAATTTGTCCTTTTATCACAGGTGTAGCACTTACACCAGCACCAGCTAAACTTTCAATATTAATTTTTGGTGGATTAATAATATCATATCCAGATCCACCTTCTAAAACATCAACCGATTCTATGCCACCAAATTGAATAACATCACCAGACTTATAGTTAGATATTTCAGTTCCATTTACTAATATTCCAGTGGTGCCTGGTATTGTTTGATACTGATTTCCATCAAATGAAGGTGTTAAAGGAATTCTTTTTAATAATTTTTGATGATCTAGTTTTTTATTTGCTAACTCTGGAACTGATATTTTAAAAGTTCCATCTCCTGTTGCATTTACAAAGTTTCCATTTATCAAATCTGGTAAAGAGTTTGCAAGGCGAATGTTATTAGAGTCAACACGACTTATAAAATAATTGTTACCATCAATTAATTGTCCTAAGAAACCACTAATGACGTTATATGTAACCACCTCTCCAGAGTAGAATCCATGATCAGCAGCACCCTCTGTAACCTGTATTAACTGTATAACGTCCCCTCCAGTGGCGCCAGTCCATGTTATAGACCGATCTGGCGCTACGATAGGTTCATCACCTAGACTTGGTAAAGAAGGGGAAGTAACATAAGAATTAGACTCAGATTGTTGATCATATACATTTTGAACATCAACGGTATATTTTGTTATATTATCGTGAAGTGAACTATTTCCTCGTTTTATTTGTCTTCTAACAAATGCAATTGTGAATTCATTAACGCCAGGTAAATCACCTAGAATAAAAGTAGAACTACTAATTGTGCTTAAAACACGTCCTAGTCCAATTACATTTGAGTTTGCATCCAAGACTTGAACAGAGTCCTCTTCTAAAAGTTTATGTTCAGACTCTGTGACAATATTAAAACTACTAGATGATACTCTAGTGACAGTTTTTGGAGTTAGTTTTACTGTTGTATTGTAAATCCATGATCCAAAATTATAATCCTCTGAACTTTTATTAACACCAAATGTACCAACTCTAACCTTATCACCCTTGTTAAAGTAAAAAGTTTCTTCTGGAATCGGAAAATCTTTTAAGACACCAGTGATTAAAACTTGAATTTTATTCGATCCACTTGCAAATGAATATCCGTAAGCGACATTGTTATATCTAACATCATCACCAATTTTTAAAGCGTCAACTGCTGATGACAAACCAATAAATTGATTAGTCGTTTTGTTCGTATAAGTTACAATTCCAGCAGTTCTAGCTGATGGTAATGATAAAGAACCACTTGTAGGAAATCCAACAGTTGTGTCAACTGTAATTACAGTTGAACCAATTGATATTGGGTCAGTAATTCGAGTTCTGCCTGGAACAATAAAGTTGCCATCAATTGAGTCTTTTGATATACTTATTTGATAATAATGTTCCCCATCATAAACAAAGTCTTTTACGTCTGAGATTGCACCAGAAGCACCAAGAATTTTTTTATCATCTTCATCTAAATCTTGAAATAATGTTGATCCTTTTAAATTTCTAGGATCTCCTGTGATTGCTTTGACTACGAAATCTTGTGCAAATCCATAATCTGCATCAGATGGTTTAATTAAAAACTCAGATGGTTTAATAATATCTACTTCTTCACCATACAACGCTCGAAATAAAATTTTATATGCTTCGTCAGTTCCCTTTGTTCGATAAAAATCTTTAATTTGTCGAATAAATTTAACTTGATCTAAATCACTATCTAATTTACGATTTTCAAAACCGCTGGCATATGTTGTTTTGAGTTTACCAAAAAACTCACGAATGAAAAGATTTGATAAATTATGAACTTTTGTACCACCAGTATGTGCAGCACCAACACTTGTTTTAAAAGAGAGTAAATCTGGTCTTGTGGGTTGATCCATGTTATCAACACCACTAAACCCCCTTATACACCCTGTAAAGGACGTTGTTCCGATCCCTGTGTATGTAATGATCTCATCATCTATTTTTATCAATCCATACTTATTTGGATAACCTTTTGTTGAATCTACAAAAATTGTATCTGAGTAGGATTGTGTGTCTGTAGATAATCCAGTAAATTCTGTAAGTGCAGCACCAACGAATGTTTGTAGTTTAGTATATCGATCAAGATTTTCAGCAATGTTTATTGACCCACCTTGATACTCTTGTGAAATATAATATTGTTTCATAAAATCCACGAATAGTGGACTTTCAGACTGCACAAACTCAGGTAATTGATTTTGAATTACCTGATTTATTTCAACTCTTTGTATTGAGGTATCTATCATTAATATCCGCCACCATAACTAGATCCACCACCAGAGGAGGGTGTAGAAGTTGTACTACTCGTGCTAGTAGAAGTTGTCATCGGCGTTGTCGATGTTCCACTACTTGAAGTTGATGTCGCTGTTGATGTCGCTGTTGATGGTAAAAGAGAGGAACCTGTGGCCACTGGAGAGTTTGATTTTCTTATGTAAGTTGGTGTATAGTAACTGTGAGTATGAACAAATCTAGATCCAGAAGTGTTTTCTCCAGATGCAATCAAATCTTGAACCATGTTAATTGTTGTATTTGTCATATCAAACTTCACATACAAATCACGAAGTCCTACAATGTCATTTGAGTGTGGTATCGCTTGAATTTCAATCACGTTATTTGTAATTACCGTCGAAATTATATTTACAGTATCTATAAGAATTTCACCATGCATATAATCGACTGTTCCAGCGTTTTTCTTAATTACAACTGGAGTTCCACCCTCTGTGTATGTGAAGAAAAATATTCTACCTTTTTCTCGATTAATTACCTCATCTGCAAGATAAACAATATCTGTGATACCTTCAATTCTAAATCCAGTTGAAACTACGTTATATGAGGACTCTTGTGTATGGAACATGTTACCAAAACAAACCTCATATTGAGCAAATTGACCTAGAACTGCTTTTAAATTACGTCTAATAGTAACAAGAGTGATATTTGAAGTGATTGATGAGTCAACACTGTCAATCAATGACACAGCCTTACTATATTTGAATCTTCCGCCAAATTTGTTAACATCAATCGATCTTGAATACTGAGTTAAAGCATTTGAAATGCCAGTTTTAAGATTTTCTGGATCATCATTTAAATTTGGATTGTAATATGGATTTGTTTTTAGTTCAACATACAAATATTTCAAATCAATAAATTCAGGCACAATTCCAGCGACAGCATAACTCTTTAACTTTTGAACTAGCTCTCTTTTTGTCTGATCAGAGAGAAAATCACCATTTCGAGGTTTAACTGATATAAAAACTTTTCCAAAACGAGGTGGATTCATTTCTTCACCACCATAAGCAGTTACAGACTCAACATTTGGATATATGTAACCTAAAACGGACTCATAATCAGATGAGGTCACTGCACGATACTGAGATGAGTAGATTCGAGGTGCATAATACTTAATTGATGATATTGATTCGATATTATCACCATCTCTTGACTTTTCAATCGTTGTAACAAGACCAATAAGCGCTGAATTTATTGCAGCACCGTCTTGATTTGTAATATTTCCAACAAAACTAAATTCTGAAGCACCATTTCCTTCAGTTCCATCGGTTACAATGTAAGAAACCTCAATAAAATTATTATTTGATAGTTTTTTACCAATTACATTGTCGCCAAATATTAATTCATACCTTTCATCCTCAATTTCTTGTAAAAGATAAGATGATGATGTCGAAGTGACGCCAACAATGTTGTCAATTTGTTTATAAGTGACTGTGGATGTAGATGTTGAGTCTGGTTTAACCTTAACTTTGATTGTTGATGTGTCAATGAATGAATTATCCAAAATAAACTTCTGATTAAACAGAGATGTATCAACAGTAAATGTTTGTGATACAAAACTTCCTTCAAATATTTCAATATTGTCAAATTCTGCAAATCCATTCACAACTGGAATTGTTATGTCTTCTGGAATGCAAAATATGTAGTTTGTATTCTCACCAACACCATTACAAACAACACCAGCGTTTAATGTGAGTGTTGAGGTCTCTGTAAGACCACTTACAATGAAAGATATCTTTGCTCTAGATGCTCTACGAGATCTTGGAACATAACCAATGTTTCTGGCAAGCGCAACAACGTTTTCTCGAAGTGTAGCGGAGTCGAGAAAACACTCATTCGCTGCCATATTTGTATTATATGCAGTTGTGTATGTATTATATGCTAATGCATCAATAATTATTGAAAGGTTAGACCCTTCAAAGTCATAATCAGTAAAATTAGTGTTTGCCCTCAGATAATCTCTGATAGACCTTTTAATTTGATCAAAATCTAAGTTTGTATATTGTCCAAAAGCCATTATACTCTAGCTGGGAATAAAAGAACTTCTACCTCTTGCGTTGGAGCGGAAAGTCCAACAATATCATATTGAATCACACAGTTCATTTCATGTGAATCTGCAAGAATCGATACATCAACACTAATACCACTAATTCTTGGTTCAAAATTTCTTAAGGCTGATGTAATTGCATCACTAATTCCAATTGTACTTAAAGCCGTGCTAAGTTCAAAGATTGAAGAATTAATATCTGATCCAAAATCGGACATATATGGTTTTTCACCAACAATTGTGAAAATTATGTTCCTTACAGACCTTTTAATAGCGTCTTCATCACGAATTACAACAACATCATTCGTCACAGGATGACGTTTGAAGGATAAGTTGATATCTTTGAATGCCCTAGAAGCCACTATTTACACAAAAAGTTTCCTGTTTTTATTTATACCGCTTTTTTTATCTTTTTACGACACGA